TGGGATGCGCACCCCTATGAACGTGCTTTGTTTGATAAAGGCTGGGTATACCGCATAAAGGAAGAGGCGCAAGCTGCGTTGCCAGCCGTGGCAAAAGAGTTAGGGGTGGAGTATAAGCTATAGGAGGCTTTAAAAGGCAATGAATAGTAACGACTATAAAGTGATTTGTCCCTATTGCGGAAAAAGTGCAGAGTATATTGACAGCCAAGAGATATATGGCGTCAGCTATGGCATGATTTATTTGTGCCGTGATTGCTGTGCGTATGTAGGCTGCCATAGGGGTTCAAAACGTCCGCTAGGACAGCTTGCAGATGCAGATACACGTAAGTGGAGGCATCGTGCGCATAGTTGCTTTGATTGGCTGTGGCGTAAGCGTTATTTTAGCCGGGGCAGTGCTTATCGCTGGTTGGCTGAGCAAATGGGGTTAGACGTAAAACTAACACATATAGGGATGTTCAACGTAGAACAGTGCAGAAAAGTGATTGACATAAGCAGAACTTTTCTGATAGAAAGGAACGCGGCAAGCAGATAATACAAGAGATTTTTGCAAGGAGTGGGTAAGAGAGCGATGAAAACAGAAGGAAGGACGAAAACAACAGTTATTAGCTGTAGGCGTAGCAACCGCGTCTATTTAGTGACCGACCAAATCAAGGTAACAAAGCCTCGCAGGCAGTACTATACTGATGATTGGCGGTGGCAGATGGGGATTATAAAAGAGATTTTTGCAACATGTTGCACTTTTCCCTTCTAAAACTCCCTTGAAAAAGTTTAGGAGGTGAGAAAATGAATAACAAGCCTATATGTGGCGAATGGCATGGTAATGATGTTATGCCGGTAGAATTGAAAGACTGCCTCTTTGAAATCAATCTAAACAAAATTAAATTAACAAGAGAGTATTTGATTGGGTTCAGAGAAGGTAACGGCATTCGTGATATGTACGATACCGAAATATGCGGCGAAATATCTGTTATTCGCTGGTGCTATATTGATTTAAATTAAACCCTAGGGTGCGGCGGCTGGGTTGCCGAATGGCAGTAGGTTGCGAAACGTAGAAGTAAGCGCCGCTATTGTGCGCTGAACGAAAACGCTTTGCGTAAAAAGAGAACCCGAGAATTCCCACGCCGCCGCTTTTTATAAGGAGGTAAAAATGAAAAAAATAAAAACTATAGAAGCTATAGAAGCTGCCCGGCTCATAAAGGCAATGTGCAGCAAGCGGAAACGCTGCAAAGGTTGCATCTTTCACGATACTAAAACCGTTTCGCCTTGCAAATTGACAATTTTTCCCGATATATGGGAGGTTGATTAAATGATTAACAAAGAACAAATCAGACGTATGCTGGACATTGCAGATATTAAGACATCGGCACGGCTGATGTTACTTGTTATCGAGATTGTTAAACTACAGGCGGACTTAAAAGCGTTGGAGTCGCTTGTACAGATGCAATATGATAGTCACGCAGTAGATGCTGCTAAAAATCATGTACGGCAACAGCCTGAGTATATGGAGATTAACAACGAATTAAAGAAAGCTACAGAAGCTGTTGCAAAGGCTATTAGCGACCCAGAGGCACGTTTAAGAGCTATGTTTAATGCTAAAATACGTGGAGATATGTAAATTGGAGCAAAAACAATGAAGATATTAAAATTCTCACCAATTAAGCGTGAGCAGGGCAGAACTACTTGCCATTGCTACAAAGAAACTAACATCTATGGTGGTAGCAAAAAGCCTATTAGTTTTACAGTCGACCCGGATACAAAAATCTGCTTCTGTAATCACTGCGGTAATATGGTTGAACCTATCGTTGTGCTGGAGCTGATGTGTAATGATTGGGAAGAAATAGCAAAGGACTATGACAGAGCAAGGAAGCAGACGTTAAGATGCTATGAGATCGGCACGAAGTTTCGACCATATAAACGTGTGCTAAAGATGCTACAGGAACATATGGGACGAAAGAATGATATGATGCCGATTTGTCCGCATTGCCGGGAGAAAATAGTTTTGGAAAAGTTAGCTAATGGCGTTTGGATAAGAAAGGCGGAAAAATAATGATTAATTACAAGAAAGCCGAACAGGCGAAAGAACTGCTACAAGAATGTGGAGCATCTTTTATAATTGCCTATAATGACAGCAATAACGATGATGTTGTTTGTGCATCAGGTAATTATATTATCCTTAAAAGCTTGATCATTGGTACGATGGCGCAGGCAGCATTAGGTGTGCGTGGCAAATATGGTGAAGAAATGGCTATGAAAGAATTAATGAGCATGATGACAGAAGCGGCAAAATTAGTTCATTACAATAAGGAGCAAAAAAATGAAACGTGAAAAATTAATTGTCCTGCTGTTTGCATTCAGATATGCAGTACATCGTTTAGGTACACAGGCGTTAGTAGACATTGAAAACGAGCTTATCGCCAATATGGAAAAATTCCCGGATTGGATGTTACAGCAAATGCAAATTTCTCTTGAAGGCAATTTTGAGTATATGCAATACAAACTAGAGGAAACCGGAAGAATCGCTTTAGACGATGATTGCCGCTTTCAAAAGCCGCTGCTTGATGCAGTAAAAGCACAAAGAGCAAAGTTAGCAGAGATTGCCAGAGGTACAACCAATGGAAATATGCTTAATTGATATTGTCAGTTGCACACTGCTTGACGTAGCTGTTATGTGTATAGCTTTATGGATGTTAAACAGGGAGTGGTAATTTGAAATATTTACATCTTGTTGCAAGTATTTGTATGGAAATTCTTGCTATTATGGGTACTATTGGAATCCTGGTTATAATCTGGAGAGATATTTTAGGAGGTTTTTAAGATGATTAAATTTTTACCGACGATTGACGCACCAGCGAACACGAAGCTTCCGCAACGTAGCACACAGTTTTCTGCTGGCTATGATTTTTATGCCCCGACCGATATTTTTATTCCAGCTGGCGGTGAAAGCGTACTTATTCCGCTAAACATCAAAGCTATTATGCCTGGCGATATGGTTCTGATGCTGTTCATCCGCAGCAGTCTTGCAGTTAAATTCAATTTGTCGCTGGTTAACAGCGTAGGCATTATTGATAGCGATTATGCTAACAACCAGGACAATGACGGCAATATAGGTGTTAAATTCAGAAACAACGGCAGCGAAACTATCATCATCAGAGAAGGTGAACGCTGTGCACAGGGAATCTTCGTCCGTTACTGCGTAACCTCGGACGATGAAGCAAGTGCTGTTCGTGGTGGCGGTTATGGCTCAACAGGACGCTAAGATTTATCTTATTAGCTGGCGCAGTTTGATTTCGGGCGAGGTTGATTTTCACGACAGAGTGTTAGCTACTTCGCCTGAAGAAGCTATAAAGATAGCTACTGAGGGAGATTTTTCAGAATTTCTTGAGCTGTACGACCCGGAAGTAGAAGAAATGTAGGGAGTGTGTAAAATGCCGAAAAAAGAAAAAAGCATTGAAGAACAAATCAAAGAAGAAACAGCTATGCTTATAGACAGTTTTTTGCGGTGGAAACATATCCGGACCTATGGATGTCAAGACCCTTTTTATCCTGACGGCGAAAACATGAATTTAATAAGGAATCATATAATTTACGGAAAGAGCAGACTTGAAGAGCTGTGCACTGATATTCCTTTACCAGCGCAGTATTATATGCCGACACCTGAGGAAGTTGACGCAAACTATATGGCTGCCGACGGAAAGTATTACGATTACCGGATGAAAAAGCTTGCAGGATCATATCCCGACATTACCACTAAAACACCGAATGATATAAGCAACCAACAAGAATTATTTTAGAGGTGCTACATGAAAACACCATGCAGAGGATGCACAGAAAGAAAAATAGGCTGCCACGCTACTTGTAATGCTTTTAGCGAATGGAAAATCCAGCAGTGTAAAATACTGAAAGCCATGTATCTTGAAACGCTTTCACCTACAGCTGGAGCGGTTGCCAGGCACAAAAAATGGATAAAGGAGCATAGATAATGAGTGCGTTTAAATCTCCATTTAGTTTTATCGGATTAAAAGATGATAAATACGTTATTGTCAAAGAAGCACCAAAGAATTCAAAAGATAGCTTTACAATGCCGCTTCCTAAGGATAACGTAAATCATCCGAAACACTACACCAAAGGCGGTATTGAGTGTATAGATGCCCTAAAGGCTGCTACTGTTGGCAAAACAGGAATTGAAGCTGTCTGCGTTGCCAACATCATCAAATATTTATGGCGTTACGAAGAAAAAAACGGCGTAGAAGATTGCCTAAAAGCAAAGTGGTATCTTGAACGCCTTATCAAAGAACTTAAATAACAGAAGGGAGTAAGCGCATGGAAGATATGACTGTAAATGAAAATCAAAGCACGATAACCGTTCCGCTGGCGTATTTCGAAGAACTTATCGAACGTGTGGCAGAGCAGACCGCCAAAAAGACATCTAAAAAGCTGTGTGATGATTTGTACAGCAAAGAAGCACAGCGAAGGGATTTCGACAAGCGACTGTATAATGTGCGCTTGTTGCTAAAAAATTACAGAAGCCTTCAGGAGCACGCTGCGTTAAAGACTAGCGAGATTGTAAATATCGACGATGAACAAATTTCGGCTATCGAGATTCTTGATTCGTTCCAAAATCTGAAAAGTATGGGAGCTAATGAGCTAAAACTTGAAAGCATTATAAGCTCAACCATGCGAACAAAAGTGCTGATAAACTACATGGACGACATGATAGCACTTTACAAGCAGACCAGGTATAACAGCGGCAAGCAGGAAGATTTACGCCGGGCAGATGTGCTTGACGTGCTGTTCCTTAAACCTTGTCCGCCGGAAGCGTATGTCACCGATATAGTAGCAAGCCTTGCACAAAAATGGTCGGTAAGCGAAAGGCAGATATGGCGTGATACAAACGATGCTGTCGAGCAGTTAACAGCTTTGTTGTTTGGCGTGGATGGCGTAAACCTGCTGGAGGATAAAAAGCGCAGAAGGGCAGCTCGCCTTGCTGAAGAAAAAATATTGAAAAACAGTAAGAAAAACTCACCTTTTGTAAAGAATTTTCTTTATAAAAGGTGAGTTTTATAGTATAATATAAGTGTAGGGAAGATAGAGCGACCTACAAGAAAGGGAAGATAGAGCGACCTACAAGAAAGACTAACTATAAAAAGTCAAGAGGTGGGTAAGAAAAAAATTCCGTATAGGTAGTGGTATTTTATGCAACACAAATAAACCTACCTAAGTAGGTTTAAAGTTAAATTTTCTACTGTACTTCGTAAGGTATATCTTTCTTTAGAATAGCATAAATAGTATGGCAAAGCTTCCTGGCAACAGCATTTGTTGCTACAAGATGGTGCTTCCCTTCGTTGCGTTTTTTCTCATAATAAGCGTGAAAAACAGGATCGCAAAATTCAGCTCGCTGAGCAGCCATATATAGTGCTTTTCTTAAATATGGAGAACCACGCTTGCTAAGCTTACCGGAAGAAGCTTCATATTCACCGGATTGAGATACTGAAGCGTCCAAACCAGCATAAGCGACAAGTTTAGACGGATTGTCAAAACGCTCAATATCACCAATCTCACCCAAGATTACTGCTCCAATAACACTTCCTACACCAGGGATAGTTTTAATATTTGTACCTAACTTAGACATAAGCTGATCTATTTCCAGATCTACTGAAGCGATTTGTTCTTCAATAAAACAAATCTGCTCAATAATTAATTTTAACTGGAATGCAAAGCTATCTTTGCAGAAAGATATGCCAAAAGAACGACTAGCTTTGTCAGAAAGTGTTGAAATGGTTTTAGAAGCTTTTTTCTTTTGGGTTATATTGGACAATACTTCTTCTATTTTTGTAGCAGACAGATTTTCGTAATCAGACGGAAGAGATAAGGACTTCAAAAGTTCTTTAGATGTTTGCCCAAACACATTGGAAAATACAGAAGCATATTCAGGAAATATTTGGTCTAATACAGCAATAGCTTTTCTTTTTAGGTCAGATACAGAGTTTACTAAATAAACTCTAAAATGTGAGAGGTTACGTAAAGAGAGGATATCCTCATCAGCTAAAGATGTTTCAAGAAAATCTCCGTATCTTATTAAGTCAGCGATAAGAACAGAATCAATGACATCAGTTTTTCTCTTACGGATTTCGATACCTTTACGCCAGCCGTCGGTTTGAATAGGATTGAGAACATGAACGATGAACTTATGCTCAGTAAGAAAAGAGTAAAGAGAAAGCCAATAATGCCCGGTAGCCTCCATTCCTATTTCAAGAGAATCTTTGTATGGTTCTAGTTTAACTAAAAGTGCTTCAGCAGCATCTAGGGTATTAGCGAAAGAATAGGCTTTGAATATGATTTTAGCTTTTTCATCGAGCAAAGAAGCGACATGGGTATTTTTACCAATATCAATACCTAAGAAAAACATAAATATCACCAATAAAAATTATTTTAGATAGAATCCACTGTACTGATAAACGTTACCACCTTATGCGAAATACGAAGTACTCTAAAAGAGCCGACATCTAACTCATTCGTAAACTGTTTATCAGACAGAGGCATCAGTCTTTCAAGTACGAAGTCGTAGCCTCAAGGAAGGAACGATGACACTCTATCTAATACAGTTATTATACAGGAATATCCTGTATAATCATACAGTCAATAAGGGTTATAGGTTACCTTTATCAACCTAAATACATTATATAAGGGGGTATGCTAATATGACACCTTTTGATAAATTTAAGGAAACTGCTGCGCTGGTTAATCTTTGGACAATAGAAGAAAAACCTAAAATTGAAAGATTTGGTTGTAGAAATTGCCAGTACGCTCATTCAACATTTGAGAGCTTCGACAGGTTTTTCACTGACCAATACGGAATTTGTAACTGCTTGCCAAATTGGTACACTCCGATAGCTCGCATTGATGAATGTCCTAAAAAGAATAATCCTAGAGCTGGCAAGCTCAGTTCGATTTGCAAAGTTAACACGGAGGTATAAAATGGCTAATATCTGTTTCAATGACATTACAATGGTTGGAGATAAGGCAATACTGCAAAGGCTGCAAGATGATATTGAACGTCACCTAAATGAAAATGATGGCAGTATTTATAGATACGGCAATGAGCTTTACCCTGGAAGTAACTATGAAGGGTGGTTCGACGATGTTGGAGAAGTAACTAAAGCCAACGAAGAAGAATATTTCTTGCGGTTTACCGTAGACACCAAATGGACCCCGGCAATGGACTTTTTCGTAAGACTTGCAAAAGATAAAGGCTTAAAACTTTACTATGCTGCCGAAGAACCTGGCTGCGAGCTTTATCAAACGAATGATGTTAACGGTGAGTTCTACGACGAAAGATATGTCTTGTATTGCAGCTGGGGCGAAATAACCTATTATAGTTCAAAGGAAGATTTAGTTGACGGAATAGCGTTTATGTTCAAAAGACAAGGTTATAAGGTTTTCAACAAAGAAAGCGCAATGGAATGCAGCATTAAGGAACTTGAAAAAATTGGCAGAATATTCCTGGTAGACGGAACTAACACATGGTTTGACATAGGAGAATTTGAAATAGTTCCAACCGAGGAGCAATAGAAAGGCAGTGGTTGACGTGAAAACATTGTATTTTGAAGGTGCTGGCTGGGAAAAGGCAGAGCGCAGCATCAACACCATAGGCAACTGCCGTGTTAGAACAGCATTTCACCTCGATAACGGCAAGGGAGTTTATCTTGAAATTGTTTGCGGTGAAATGCTTGGCGAAAGAAAGAAGCTTTATGGAGGCTTGCAGTATGTAGGCTTCGTAGACTTCTTATTCTACATTACGGATGAAGAGCCGAATGATGACTGCAATAAGCATAAATTGCCGGATATGCGTAATACTCATTTTGCTTATGACTTCGATTCGATTCTTGCTTTTGTGAACAGCTTAGGAGCGTCATTTGATAATATATGTGTGCTTCCAAATCTAGCTGGATACAGAGTACATTCGGATGACAGAAAAAAGCGATACAACTATGCTGATGAGTTTACGCCAGACTGGGAAGTTGTTAGGAGAGCAGAAGAAATTTACGAGCACTTCTATAAGTTGGAGCAATCCGAAGGCAAGAAATTTCCTAACTTCTCTCTGTACAATGACGAAGGCAACAAGACAAAGCTTTACTTGATCAGGCATTATAACGGCTATAATAAGAAATGGCTCATTGATGTGTCAAGCGATTCGTGGTTAAAAACGATGATTGAAGTATCTTAACAAAAAGCCTGCGGGAAATCTCGCAGGCAATATTTTTATAAAAGATTATATTGATTACATAAAGAGAACGCTGTATAATGATAAGAGATATAATAATTAAGGTGGTGCTACTATGTCAATAGAAAATAAAATCAAGGCATTAATCGCTTCAACAGGAAAAAACCAGGCTACATTAGCTAGGGAAATGGGCATTACGCCAATGTCCCTGAACTACAAGGTTAAAAAATGCAAATCACTTAAGCTTCTGCTGGAACTTGCAACTGCCTGTGACTTTGAGGTAGTTCTGCGCAAGCGTGACGGCAGTATTAAGTATGAGGTAACTAGAGAAGATTTAGAAGAAAACTAACATTTCATAAAGAAAACTCTTTACAAAAGCAGAGAAATACAGTATAATATAATTGTAGGGAAGATAGAAAGCCTACAAGAAAGGAAGTCGGTTAAGATGTTAGAAAAGAAAATCGCTGCTTTAAAGAATATGAGTAAAGAGGAATTAGTGAAAGAGTATGAAAAAATGGTAATGTACAATACTCAACACCTGGAAGCTTGCTTGGGTAAATCTGGTCAGTATGAAGAAGCAATTAAGGCGGAAATTCTCAGCCGCATGAATTAAGGAGGGAGGAAATCATGAAGATAGGTCAAGTCGAGTTCACCTGGCGTGCACATCGTCAGGCGTGTGTTGTAAAAATCGGCGGTGAACAAAGAGTTTTCCGCTTCAATAAGAAAACGACTCGTAAGGAGCTGTTTGCGAAAATTCGCTCCTTAATTGCAGAAGCAGCTGGTACCCAAAAGGTTTGCCAGCATTGCGGTAAGCATTACTTCGGTGTAAACTCGCACAACTTCCTGTGCGGTGACTGTGCTCAGAAAGCTGCTGACATACATCGTGAAGGTGTTGGCAATATTAAAGAGTTTTCCTTCAGTGAAGCTTTATAGTACATTCCTGAGGGCGTTAATCCAATCGAATATGAGCGTAAAATCGACGCAGAAATTCGCGCGGAACGTCAAGCGTTGGTAGACTTGTGGAAACAAGATGACCAAGCGTGGAATTTGTACTGCTACGGAAAGAGGGCGAGCAAATGAAGTACGAAGTAACTTTTTCATGCGGTCACACCGGAACGGTACAGCTGTACGGCAAAGGTGATGAGCGTGAACGTAAGATTCGTTATTTTGAAGAATATGGCGTATGCTCCGAGTGTTACAAAGAGCGCCGTGCTATAGAAGCAGAAATTGGCTGCAAACATGTAACAATGTTCTACAGGACATATAAAACTGATTATAGTTTCTGCGACGTTTTAAACGATTCTTACGATAAGCAGGAAAAACTATTACGGTGTTAGTTCCGGAAGCGTTGGCAGATTTTATAGATGCTAAAAATGAGGGCGGTGCTACACTGTTTTAGGAGCTTATGAACAGATGCGCCAGCTTGCTGTATACCAGGATGTTATTTTTAGCTACAAGAAAGACCAAACAAAGCCTGCCTGTAATGGCTACTGTGAAAAAGCCTACACAGCCGAAGATGCAGAGTTTGCCAGGATACAAATAGAGCACCTTTTAAAATCATGTCAGTAAGGTGTCATTTACAAGGCAATTAAAGGAATGATATAATTAAGATGCAACAGTTGGATGATAAACCCTTCTCCTAAAAATATGTTGTGTACTCAAAAAGCCGCCTACAAATGTAGACGGCTTTTTAGGTGTGTAAAATATAACTGATGTTTTATAAAGAAAACTCTTTACAAAAATAGCGAAATGTAGTATAATATAAATGTAAGGGAGATAAGAAAACCTACAAAATAAAGAGTGAAGGAAGTCGGTTAACATGAAAAATATTTTTGAAGAAGCTTATCAAAAGGAACTCCAAGCAATAGCTGCGTTTGATGCAGCAAAAAATGACGAAGAAAAAGAAAAAGCCAGAGAGCTTCATAATGAAACCTTTGGACAGATAGGTAGCCTTGGAGAATTTGCTGTTCACATTTGGCGCGAATATGAAAACTCTAGAGAACATGGCAACCTCAACCTTGATCTTTCCGAAATTGTTTGGGACCGTCAAGTTCCTAAAATAGTAGCTTGCATGAAAGCAAACGGAATTGAAAGGTTTACCTTTTCAGGTACCTACACAGAAGCAATTAGAACTGCTTGGTTATTCCAGCAAGAAGGTTGCGTTCTTGAAGGACTTGTTGAAATCAACAGCAGATATACCGATGCTTATGGAGATAGCTTAAAAGTTCCTGCGTTGCAGTTTAGAGTAAAATAAAAGCAAGGCGGTACAAAAAAGTACCGTCTTTTTATAATTATTTTTGAAAAAACACTTTACAAATAAACAAAAATGTAGTATAATATAAGTATAGAAAGGAGGTACAAAACGTGGATGAGGATTTTAAAAATGCAGCTGAAACTGTTTATTTCCTGGTAAACGCTATATTGGTAGCAATGCAAATACAGGAAAAAATTAAAAAACAGCAAAAAAAAGCAGCAAAAAAGCCCCCTGTAAATCGCAAGAGCAAGAAGCGTAAATAAAGAGGGCAGCAGGTAGGACGAGCAATCGTCCTCCTGCCTATATTCTACCACGTTTTAACAAAAATGAAAATACTAATTTGGTTGTTCACTATTGGCATTGTAGTCGAAGCAGTAAGAAATTTTCCTCAAATGAGCCTGCATGAATGGGTATTGTGGGCGCATGGCTTAGCTAGTGGAATTGTAGTGTTGTATTGGTGGATAAGTAGGAGTTAACATGGAAAGTAAAAAATGGGGCGGTGTTCGTGAGGGAGCAGGCAGACCGAAAGGAAAGACTGCTGCTGGCGAACGCAAGGGACGCAATATTAGAGCGTTCGATGATGAATGGGAGCTTATAAAGCAATTCGCAAAAATCGTCAAAACTGACCGTCAGCGAGCGGAAGAGTTGCTAAAATTATTATAGTTTTATTGGACAGTGTAAAAAAACACTGTCCTTTTTTATTGTAAAAAGATGGAGGTACATCATGGATTTAAGAAACAAAATTACATTAATGGCGTTAACAGACATTATACCGTATGAAAACAACCCAAGAAACAACGAAGAAGCTGTTGAAAAGGTTGCCAACTCCATTAAAGAGTTCGGCTTTAATCAGCCTATTGTAGTTGACAAAGATAATGTTATCATTGTTGGTCATACACGCTATCTTGCAGCACAGGAGTTAGGTTTAGCTGAAGCTCCGGTAATTGTTGCCGGGAACTTATCAGATGAGCAAGCAAGAGCTTATCGCCTGGCAGATAACAAAACAGGCGAACTTGCTGGCTGGGATTTTGAAAAGCTGGCGTTAGAGCTGGAACAAATCGAAAGTTTAGATATGGGTGAGTTTGGGTTTGAATCACATGATTTAGGCGGCGAAATAGGGGATTTTTTTGAGAATGCTCCTGCATCCAACGGGAATGAGCATAAGCCTAAAACTGTTACCTGTCCGCATTGCGGTGAAGAATTTGAAATATGAAACTGTATTTGGCTGGCGGTATGGGCTACCGTGAGTTACTATTTGGGGGGGCAATAATGGATTTGTATCTTGCAATAGGCGGTGGACAATGGAATAAATATGTTGCTCCTACGTTAAAAAATTGGAATGGTGAACATAATGAAAATATTCTTAGCGGCAGCCGGGGGGGATGGAACTGGTTCCAAAGAGCATTTTGGCCAGATCAAGAGAACATAAAAGCAAAGGAGAGCATCCCTAAAATGAAAATTCATCTTGCAGGGGGAGAAAGCAGAGCCGAAATTTTGGCTGAAGAATCAAAAGTTCTTCGACCGTATATCCTTGAATCTTTCCTTATGACAACGCCGAAATCAGTACAATACTTGCCGCTGTATAGTGATTATATGCTCGATTCTGGAGCATTCAGCATGTTGATGGGCAATGCGAAAAAGTTGATTTAAAAACTTATGTAGATTCTTATATTGCGTATATCCAAAAATACAATGTGCAGAAATTTTTTGAGCTTGACATTGACCCTATTGCAGGCTACGAAGAAGTTTTGAAAATCAGAAAATACATTGCTGAAAAAGTTGGAAGGTCACCGATTCCTGTATGGCATAAAAGCCGTGGCATGAAAGATTTTATTGAAATGTGCAAGCGGTATAAATATGTTGCAATAGGCGGTTATGTTAGCGGTGAATTTACAAAAGGCGAAGTTGAAAAATTCCCTTTGCTTATCAAAGAAGCACACTCGCATGGAGCTAAAATTCACGGCTTGGGTTTCACTCAATTAAAATATTTGCCGCGCTTTCATTTTGACAGTGTAGATTCTACTGCGTGGGTATCTGGCAATAGATTCGGCGCAGTATATAAGTTTGATGGAAAAACGATGGTTAAATATAATAAGCCTGCTGGTATGCGAGTAAAAAATAAAGAAGTAGCTATTAATAATTTTGTAGAATGGGTAAAATTTCAAGAGTATGCAAAGACTCATTTTTGAAAAGAGGTAATAATAAATGAAAAAAGCAGTTGTTTTATTAAGCGGCGGTGTAGATAGCACTACTTGTTTAGCTGTTGCAGTCAAAAAATATGGTGCAGAAAATGTTTTGGCTTTATCTGCTTTTTATGGACAAAGGCATAAAAGAGAAATTGAAAGCGCAAGAAAAGTCGCTGCTTTTTATGGTGTAGAGCATAAAGAAACTGATTTGTCGCTGGCGTTCTCTATGAGCGATTGTCCATTGCTGGCTAAAAGCACACATGATGTTAAACATGAATCCTATGCTGAGCAGCTTAAAGAGCTTGGTGGCGAAGGCACTGTTGATACCTATGTGCCGTTCAGAAACGGTCTGTTACTTTCTTATGCGGCCGCTGTTGCTGTAAGCGTAGAAGCAGAAGCTATTTATTATGGTGCTCATGCTGACGATGCAGCAGGGAGAGCTTATCCAGATTGTACGCCCGAATTCGCTGACTATATGAATAAGGCAATTTTCGAGGGCAGTGGACGAACCACACATCTTGAAGCACCGCTTATCAATCTAAATAAAGCAGGCGTTGTTAAGCTTGGATTAGAGCTTAAAGCACCATATCAGTTTACATGGAGCTGCTACGAGGGCGGAGAAAAGCCTTGCGGAACTTGCGGAACGTGTATTGACCGTGCGATGGCATTTGAAGCTAACGGCGTGAAAGACCCTGCGTTGGAGGATTAATATGTATACAGTAACAAAACGATTAGAAATTTCGGCAGCACACCAACTTTCTTTAAATTATGAAAGCAAGTGTAAAAATTTACATGGCCATAATTGGATTATCTACGTAACATGCCAAAGCGAAACCTTAGACGCTAACGGCATGGTAGTAGATTTTAAGCATATCAAAAACATTGTTTCTGATGTACTTGATCATCAATACTTAAACGACGTGTTACGATGCAATCCGACGGCAGAAAACATTGCTCGTTGGATTTGCGAAAAAGTTCCGCATTGCGTTAAGGTGTCGGTACAGGAAAGCGAAGGGAATGTTGCTGTGTATGAAATATAATGTGGTGGAAATATTTAAAAGTATCGAAGGAGAAGGAAAGCGAACCGGCTATCCTTCTGTATTTGTTCGTTTGGCTGGCTGCAACCTGCGTTGTAGTTATTGCGATACAATCTATGCTCAACGATTCGCAGATGCTGCCAGCAGTTTTAATGAGCAGGAGCTTATGGATGAGATAAGCGAGTATAACTGCAAGCGTGTAACGATTACCGGCGGCGAACCGCTCCTACACGACTTACAGCCACTCATTGAGCTGCTACACAAAGCCAAATATGAGGTAAATATCGAAACAAATGGTGCTGTACCGCTTTACAAAAAAAGGTTAAGCGGTATTTTTTATACCATTGATTACAAGTGCGGCACGTCTGGCGAATCTAATAAAATGCTAATGGATAATTACAAGCACCTTAACGCAAAGGACGTTATAAAATTTGTAGTTGGCAGCAAAGAAGATTTTAACGACGTAGACCAGGTGCTTGACTATTGCAAAAAAATCAAATGCCAGGCAAAAGTTTACATCTCGCCAGTGTGGGGCGCAATCGAACCTGCGGAGCTTGTAGAGTACGCAAAAAAATCGCCGCATAACATCTGCGTACAAGTGCAGCTTCATAAAATTATTTGGGATAAAGATAAAAGGGGCGTGTAACATGGACGCTAAAAAGCTAGAACAAGCCGCAAGGCTTATTTTTGAGGGCATCGGCGAAAACCCGAACCGAGAGGGACTTCTTGAAACTCCTAAACGGTTCGCAAAAATGCTAATGGAGCAATTAGAGTACGCCAGTATTAGTAACGACGAAATCGCAAAAAAATTCAACAAATGCTTTTCCTGCGATAATGATGATATGGTAGTGCTAAAAGGCATCAACTGCTTTTCTTATTGCGAGCACCATATCGCACTCATGTATAACATGACTGTTGATGTAGGCTATATCCCTAACGGTAAAGTTATCGGCATTAGCAAAATTGCACGTATTACTGACGCAGTAACAAAACGTCTACAAATTCAAGAGCGTATCGGCAAGGAAATTCGCGACATTCTTACAAAAATTTTAGGGACAGAGGACGTTATTGTAGTTATTCAAGGCGAACACTCTTGTATGACTGCTAGAGGAATTAAAAAGCCAGGAGTAAAAACAAAGACTGCTTCTTGTGGTGGACAATTCTTGGTAAACGCCGAACTGCGAAAAGAATTTTACCTTGTAGACAGCAAATAAAACCTAAAGAAAGGACAGGTGTTTTAATGTGCCAGCACGAGGAAATGTTAGCAATTTAAGGCCTGTCCGAAGCAAGGATGAAGCAAGGAAAAGAGGAACTGTTGGCGGCAAAAAATCCGGTGAAATAAGACGGGCGAAAAAAAACTTACAGCAGATAGCAAAAACGATACTTGAATCACAAGTACACGACGATAAAGCAAAAAGCTTTTTACACGCTTTCGGCTTAGACGAGCAAGATCAAAACTATCAAGCCTTAATGATAGCAAAGTTGCTTAACAAAGCTTTAAAAGAAAGTGATGTTAATGCAATTCGCACTCTTGCTACATTGGCAGGAGCTGACGGAGGTATATTGTCGCTGGCGGAAGATGCAAGCGTTGAAACAATAGACGCTTACCAATCTATCTACATTCCAAATAACGGCAGAGATACATTTGAGCCTCTGTATCTAACTCCGCAACCGGGACCGCAAACAGCTTTTATGTGTTCTTCTGCTGACATAGTGATTTATGGTGGAGCAGCTGGCGGCGGAAAAACCTTTGCACTTCTCCTGGAAGGATTAAGGCATAAAGATATAGCAGGATTTAGCGGCGTTGTGTTTCGAAAAAATTATACTCAAATCACAGCTTCAGGCGGTTTGTGGGATGCTGCTAACAAAATATATGGACAAGTGCAAGGCGCAAAACCCAAGAAAACTCCAAAACTACATTGGTTTTTTAGTCCTAGTGGAGCAAGAATTCATTTTGCGCATTTGGAGCGTGACGAAGATTTGCAAGGCTGGCAAGGCTCAGAAATCTGCTATCTAGCTTTTGACGAGCTGACTCATTTTAGCCGTCACCAATTTTTGTACATGCTTTCTCGTAACCGTTCAACGTGTGGTATCCGTCCTTATGTAAGAGCGACGTGCAACCCGGACAGCGATAGTTGGGTAGCTGATTTTATTTCTTGGTGGATAAATCAAGATACAGGCTATCCTATTTATGAGCGCAGCGGTGTTGTGCGTTATATGTGCGTCCTAAATGATACGATTTATTGGGGAAGTAATCCGCATGAACTCGCAAAGGAACACGGCGTAAATGTCGAAGAATGCAAGTCGGTTACGTTTATAGCGTCTAAACTGACAGACAACAAGGTTTTAATGGCTAAAGACCCGTCGTACATGGCTAACCTTAAAGCGTTGGCAGAGATTGACAAAGAACGTCTTTTATATGGCAACTGGAAAATCCGTCCTGCTGCTGGCATGTACTTCAAAACAGAAAACTTCACTTTTGTTGATGCTGCACCCAAAAATATCGTTGCTTATGCACGTTCCTGGGACTTGGCAGCAACAGAGCCTACGCCGCTTAACCCAGATCCGGACGCAACAGCAGGCGTGTTAATGGGACTGCTTGACGATGGCAGAGTAATCGTTCTTGATGTGAAACGCAAGCAGATAAAGGCGAATGACGCTAGGAATCTTCTGCGTAACATGGCAGCGATTGACCATGGTAAATATAAATTCGTACAAATCACCATACCGCAAGACCCAGGGCAGGCAGGCAAGGCGCAAGCTCAAAGTCTTGTATCAATGCTTGCAGGATATTCGGTAGAGATTGTATCGCCGACAGGCAGCAAAGAGGTTCGTGCTACTCCATTTGCTTCACAGGTGCAAGCAGGAAACGTCCTTATCCTTAAAGGTGAATGGAATGATATGTATCTGTCAGAACTTGAATCGTTCCCGGAAAGCAAGCATGATGATATGGTGGATGCGTCAAGTGATGCGTTTAACAAGCTCATGAATTCACGCAGCTGGGGCGGCTTAACGAGCTAGGAGGAATAATGGTAAAAAGAAAAGATAATTCAATTCGTGCAGATAGCGGCTTTAAAGAAGCTTTCATTGCACGTAAAGCTCGAAATTATGAAGGTCTGCTAAATGAGCGAAAGCTTACAGACCTGACGTTGGCTACAATGTACAGGAACGCCCTTGTGCGCAGGATTGTTACACTTGTTGCCGATGATGCTATGAAGAATTTTATAGAAATCGAAGGCGATTCTGACGATTGTATCTTGCAGGAGCTTGAAACGCTGTTTGTTCAGGAAAAGCTTACAGAAGCTTTATATTGGGACAGACTGTTCGGTATGTCTTGTGCTCTTATCCTTGCTGACGATGGGCAGGAATTAAGCGAGCCTATTAATATCAACCGTTTACGCAGGATTAACGGATTAGAAATTTTTGACAAGCGAGATATTTACCCGGACACCACCTCAATTTATCTTGATACTGATATTCGAGATGCGAACTTTGGCAAGCCGGAGTTTTACATGATTTCGCCACCAAACGGAAATCAGTTTAAGGTACACAGAAGCAGACTGCTTATTTTTGACGGCGAAATGCTGCCGAAGATAGAGCGTATTGCTAATAATGGTGCTGGCTTATCCTGCCTGGATGGTGTTCCGGCTGCGCTAAACCGTGTAAAAACTGCAATGAATAAAACAATCGACATAATGGACAAGGTTAGCACGTCGCTGTTAAAGCTTGAAGGTTTAAGCAATTTGCTGGCAAGAGAGGACGGCACGCAAGCTGTTATTCGGCGTTTAGAGCTGATAGACTACTCACGCAGAATTAATGGCAGTGTAGCCGTTGACAAGGAAGATGAATACGGCATTTTCAACATTCCGCTCACAGGCTTGACGGATATTATTCAAGAGTTTGAGCAGGCTTTATGCGCTGTTACCGGGTATCCGTTTACTGTATTGTTTGGGCGTTCTCCAGCTGGCATGAACAGCACAGGCAAGAGTGACTTGCAGATTTACTACGATACAGTCAGACGTATTCAACGCAGGAAAATTCGTCCTGCGTTAGAGTATCTTGTGAGACTTATTCAGCTTGCGAAAGAAGGGCCGACCAACGGCAAGGAACTTGAAAAGTGGAGCATTAAGTTTAAGGCAATCGAACCGCTAAATGATCTGGAGCAAGCCAATGTTGACAAGACACAGGCGGAAGTAAGAGCTGCCGTTGTTAAGCTTGTTTTTGACTTGGTTGATAATCAACTGTTAGACGCAACGCAAGCACGCCAATACCTTAAAGAGCGTGGGGATATTCCAGTTACAGAAAGTGAGCTGGATTTAGATGATGAAGAAACAGAAGAAATCGATACGCTACCTTAAAGTAAAGAAGCGTCCGAAATATCCAAAGAATTTTGAGCGTGATTATTATCGCGTCCTCAGAGCCGTTGTAAGACGTTTAAAAAGTGCCACGAATAACAATATACCTATGCTGGCATATTCGTTGCGCCAGGACGATGACAGCACTGTTACAGATGCTTTCGTTCAGGCGATACTTGTCGAGCTTTTAAAGAGCATGACTATCGAGGATGCTATAAGCGAATTAGAGCTTATTCTTGCTGGCGTGTCCAGCGTTGTTGATGCTAATGTTATTAGTGCTTTTGCAGAAGCAGTCAGCGTTGATGTGTTTCTAAATGATTCAGCCTTACTTGATACAGTAAAAGCGGAATGGAAAGCGCAGCAGAGCAGGCTTGTGGACAGCATAGTAAATACCTACATCGAAAAACTGCAAATTATTGTTAGCAATGCTGTTCAGCGTGGCACTGCTATGAGTGAAGTTAAAGAAGAAATCAAGGTACTGCTTAACACTACCGACAAGCGGGCGAAATTTATCGCAAGGAACGAGGTAGGCAATCTAAACGGCATTATAACAATGCGTAGACAGGTTGATTGTGGCATAGGGGTGTATCAATGGTCATCGTCACATGATGAACGTGTTAGACCTTCTCATGCTGAAATGGATGGAAAATACTTCTATTGGAACAGCGACAAGGTGGGTGAGATTAACGGCATAAAGGTTTATCCTTCTCCAAAATATCATCCGTGTATGGATTATAACTGCCGTTGCGTAGCATTACCTGTTATTGACCTGGAGCAATGGAACATGACAACAGCAGTTCCAATGGGTAGGGTGGATGCAAAGAAAAGTAAAGAATTAAGTTAGAAGGCATATGCAATTTGTCGCATATGCTTTTTATATACCCCAAAATAAGGAGGTGAATTTTTTGGGAAGTGTACAACGATATGAACGTATTGATTCATGGATGTTTGTTAGCGGTGCAGTTACTGACGCTGACGGCTTCTTGCGTGATTCTCCAATCGTGGCACGTACTGGCATCTATATCTACCAACAGCCAGACGGGACTATTAGACGAGAGTACAGACCGCCGGAGGAAGTATTTGATGCTGACAGTGAAGCAAGTTTTGTCGGCAAGCCTATTGTGGTAGGACATCCTGCCAGCGGCATTGTAAACAGTGATACCGCACAAGATTTAGCCATTGGTACAATTCTGTCCAGTGGCTATCCGAAGGACGAAACAAATATTGCCTGTGACATTGTTATTCATAATCCCTCTGCCATCGGTGAAAAGCGTGGCTTGTCTTTAGGTTACAGAGTGGATGTTGAAGAAACTCCAGGCACCACACCTGACGGACAGCAATATGATGCTATCCAACGCAACATCCGTATCAATCATTTAGCCGTTGTTGATAGGGCACGTGCCGGAGCAAAAGCACGGCTTAATCTTGACGGTGACGAAATTATCGAAGGAGTAGAAATGAAAATGAAAATTAAAATTGATTCTGTTGATTTTGAAGTTGACGAGAAAATTGCCAATTACGTCAACTCTTTGCAAAGCAAAGAAGAAAACGCTCGTGTAAAGCTTGATACTGCTAACACTGAGCTTAAAACTGTAAAAGAACAAAATACCACTCTTAAAGCTGATGCTGACGCTTTGAAAGCTAAAGCTGATGCAATGACCGCAGAACGTGATGCTTTGAAAGCTAAAGTTGATGCTGCTGACGCTGAAAAAGAGAAAGCTGTAAAAGAGGCTGTTAAAGCTGTAAAGGCTGATATGCAGGAACGTGCGGAGCTGGAAGAAACCGCTAAAATTGCTAAGGTTGAAAAAACCGATGGCTTGACCAACGCTGAGTTAAAAGAAGGCATTGTTAAAGCTGCATTTGGTGAAAGCTTTAAGCTTGACGGCGTATCCGAAGCCTATATTAACGGAGCATATTCTGCTGCTAAAGAGATGCTTCGCAATGATAACGCAAAAAATCAAGCCTTAAAAGCTAAAGGCGGTGCTGAAAAGCAAGAAACTAAGAATGATTCTGCTAACGATGCACGTAGCCGCATGATTGCACGTATGCGCGGCGAAGAATAAGAAAGAGGTGAATACAATGGCAATTACTAATTATGCATTAACCATGGACAAAGCTTTTGCTGGTGCGCTGTATGATTTGTCCTCTCATACTGTAGATTCCTTTGCTGTTGAAGAAGCTGACGGTATTGGTGCTGCTTGCGCCGTTATCCGTGGTACTGACGCAGAGCATCAGGTGAAATCTCCGTCCGCATCTGGTGACGGTGCGAAAGTTATCGGCGTTACTTTGCATACTCATATTGAGCCGCCTGAAGCTGGCAAAAAGTATTATCCGCAAAATTACACTGTTCCTGTTGTAACTAAAGGTCGTGTATGGGTAACTACTGGAGGTGCGGTTAACGCAGGCGACGAAGCTCATCTGAAACTTGCTGACGGCACTTTTGTTAAAGATACTGTTGCTGCTGGCACTATTGAAGCTCTTGGCTGCGGTGCTAAATTTATTACTTCCTGCGATAAAGCAGGCTTGGCAGTTATCGAAATTGGCTGATTAGAAAAGAAGAGGTGAAATAGTAATGACTCAAATGCACTATGATGAATTAGACTTGAATGTTATTGAGCGTTGCGACGGCTTGCGTAAAGACGCAGGCGATACTATTTTTGTCGCAAAAGAACTCGAAGCTGTAAAGGCAAAAACCTATGACCAGAAATTCGCTAATCTGAATGCGCTGAAACTGTTTGATATGTCCTCTGACGTTGACCCCGGCGCTGACACTATCAGCTATCAGTCCTTGGGTTCTGTTGGCATGGCAAAGACTATCGCCAACTATGCAACCGACTTTACTCGTGTAGATGTACTGGCTGAAGAACACATTGCTAAAGTTATTGCTGGCGGTGCAGCATATGGCTACACCATGCAGGACTTGCGCCGTGCTGCTATGGCAAGAAAACCGCTGACTGCTCGCAAGGCTATTGCTGTTCGCCGTGCTCTCGACGAATATATTAACCGCATTGCCTTTCACGGCGATGCTAAATATGGCGTTGTTGGTATCCTGGACAATCCGAACATTGGTAACTATACCGTTCCCGGTGACGGCTCCGGTTCTTCTACTAAATTCAAAGATAAAACCGCTGTTCAGATTCTGCGTGATATGAACGGCATTATTAATTCTGTTAGCAAGCAGACTAATGACGTAGAAAATCCTAATACCTTGGTACTGCCGCCGGATCAATACAACTACATTGCTTCCACACCTTATTCTGATGTAGTCGCAGATTCTATTCTGTCTGTGTTTAAACGCAATAACCCGGATGTAACTGTATTGAAAGCCAATGAGCTGGCTGGCGCAGGTGTAGGCGGCTTGGATATGATGATTGCATACGTTAAGGACGCAGACCATCAAACCTTGGAAGTTCCGCTGCCGTTCACTCAGCACACTATTCAGCAAAAAGGCTTGGAATTTGAAGTTCCTTGCGAGGTTCGTACCGCTGGCGTTTTGATTTACTATCCGCTGTCCATGAACAAGGCTTCTGGCATCTAATCTGACTATATACTGCCCTTTCGCATGAGAGGGCATTTTCTTTTTTAGGAGGAAAGTGAATGAAAGTTAAAAACATCTCTAAAGCTGTAATTAATATCGACGGTAAATATATCATGCCTGATCAGTGCGGCATCGTTGGTGATGAATGGGGCGAAAACATTATTGTAAAAGCCTACATCAAAGAACAAATGATTACTGTTGAGAAAGGCAATGCTAAAGAAGCAAATGTTGATGATATGGCAGCAGACCTTGCAGGACTGTCCGCTGAATCCAGCAAGCGTTCTTTGACTGCTTTCGCTAAGAAATACAATATTAATGTAGAGGGCGCAGAAACCGCAGAAGATATTTATTCCGTTATTTTTGCTTTTGTAAACATGGCAAAGAAAAATGTTAACGGAAACTAAAGATAAAATAAAGCAAGCTTTTTCTGTTATCTGCCCCGAGCTGATTCTTACTGACGAAGAATTAGAAGTCTACATTAATCTTGTTTCGCCTATGCTGTCAGAAAGTGTTTTTGGCAATATGTATATAACAGCATTTGTTTATCTCATGGCGCATCACGTTGTCCTGCGTCAGCTTATTGCGCAGTATGGAGAAAACGGCTCATCTGATGTTGGGATTACAGGCTCTGTAACGTCGGAAAAAGAAGGTGACTTGCAACGTTCATATGGTGACAAGTCAGCTTCTTTCGATATGTTGGACAAGACGTACTATGGCATTGAATTTAAACGTCTGCGCTCTATGTGCGTTGTTCCGATAGTAACAAGATTGGATAATGCGTTATGAGTAGAGTAGAGGATAAAGATTTAGGTTTAAATCGTATCATACGAACGCTAAACAAAGACCTTGACGGCGTTGTGGTTAAGGTTGGTGTACAAGCTAAAGATAAAGCTGTACGACGAGGGAAAGGTGGAAGCATTCGTAACACAGACCAGCCGTTGGCTGTTATTGCAGCGATACATGAATTTGGACTGGGCGATATGCCCCAACGTTCTTTCCTGCGTTCTGCGTATGATGAAAATTTGCCTATGATTGACAAAATGATTCAACGTGTTGCCAATGGTGCTGTATTTGGACTAGGAACAAACGCTGCTCTTAATCAGTTAGGCAATGTTGTACAAGGTATGGTTCAAAGAAAAATCGTCGACGGACCGTTTGTCCCGAACTCTCCTGCTACAATAAAGCGCAAGAAAAGTTCTAAACCATTAATTGATACCGGGCATCTGCGACAATCAATTCGCTATGTCATTGAAAGAAAAGGTGCTAATCATGAGTAGTTTTAGAAAGCTGATAACTGTCCTGCGTTACAACGGCAGTCCTGAACTGCTTGCCACCGGAACCTATATGTATCCTACACCACAAGAATTTAAAGTGTTAGCCAGTGTGCAGCCGCTTAAAGCTAATGAAATGATGTTACTTCCTGAAGGTAGCAGGACTGCTAGAGCGGTAAAAGTATATACCGACAAGGAACTTTATGTTGATGACCAACGAACAAATACAATGGCTGACCGCTTTAAATGGCGTGGAAAGCTTTTTGAAGTAGTTGCCAGCGATATTTTTCAAAGTGATGTTATTAACCATTACCGTGCATATGCAGTAGAGGTGAGCGAATTTTGAAAGAAGCTAATACTCGTACTGACGTATTGAATTTTTTTATTTCAGTATTACAAAAAATATATTATCCGATTCCGATTCGCAGAGCAAAAATGAAACCTCCGGCTGTAAATGAATTAAACATCGCCGTTGACCTTCTGGCTGAACGCAGTATAGGGAACGAGGTTGTTTTTTTATCTGAAACAGCACAGTACAGCAATGCTGGTATCATTGAAGCGACGTTAAACATACAAGCTATCGGCGATGGTGCTGTAGAACTTCTGTCGAAGCTTAAACTTTATCTCGAAATGCCAGATATGATTAACTTGTATGATTCTGCAAATGTGGCTATAAACAGTGTCGAGCAAGTGCAAGACATTACAACTTCATTGGATGGCAGGACGTGGCAGGAACGAGCGTCGGTTGATTTGACTGTTTCGTACTGCCGCGAGCTGCTTAGCCAGGGTGCAGAATGGTTTAACAAATTAGAAATAAACGGCACTACGAATAACGGCAAGGATAAAGAAGAACGCCCTGCTGTAGATTGTGAAATTGTAAAAGTTGAAATCATGGGAGAATTAGAAAATTAAGGAGATGAAAATATGGCAAATATCGACAGATTAGTCAATGTGCAGATTGCTTTGAATACTACAGGTATTTCATCCAATGGCTTTAATACACTTATGATTGTATCTGCACATGAGCACGCTGCTCCGGCGTATGTATTGACCATTACGGACGCTGACCAGCTTTTAGATTTAGGTTGGAACGCTGAGGATGCTGTGTATAAAGCTGCATTACAGGCTTTTAGCCAGATTCCGCATTATGAGAAAGTTAAAATCGGCCGAATGAACTCTGATAGCTCCGCTGCTGATAACATGAATAAGATTTGTGCTGTTGACAACGATTGGTATGGCTTGTGCTATGTTGACCGCACATCTGCAAAAATCATGGAAATGGCAGAATGGGTTGAAGCTCATACAAAACTGTATGGCACATCTGTTGCCGAAGCTGATGCATTGCAAGCTGGCGTTGCAACAGATACAGGCAGCAAACTGAAAGCGAAAAATTATTATCGCACTTTTATTTTTTATCATAAGGAAGCAGAAAAGGAATTTCCTGAAGCCGCTGTAATGTCCAGATGCTTTACTGTATATCCCGGTGGTGAAACATGGGCAAATAAAAAGCTTTCCGGCATTACAAACGATGATTTAACCGAAACAGAATATCTTGCATTGACTGCCAAAAACTACAACACCTTTGAAAACTTCTCGGAGAATGTCAGCATTACTCAAAATGGCAAGACTTGTGCTGGTGAATGGATTGACGTTATCCGTTTCCGTGACTGGCTCGTCGAAACTATTAAAACCGAAGAATTTGCAATGCTTATTAATCGTGAGAAATTGCCGTACACTGATGCTGGCATTGCGCTTGTCGAAGGTGTGCTGAACAAAGTGTTAAAGCTTGGTCAAGACCGTGGCGGTATCGCTCCGACTGAATATGATGATGATGGCAATAGAAATCTTGGCTACACCATTACAGTTCCTAAAGCTGCTAATATTAGCGCAAACAAGAAAGCGCAAAGAGTTCTTGACGATGTAAAGTTTACTGCTCGTCTGGCAGGTGCTATCCATGCTGTCAACATTAAAGGTTCTTTGACATATGAGAATCTTATTCAGAAAGCTTAAAGGAGGGTAACAAATGGCAAGAGTAAAAACATACGACCCGAAGAAAGTTAAGGTACTGTTCGGCTCTCTTATCTTAACAGGCGTTGACGAAGGTACTTTTATTAATATCGAAACGCAAGGTGACGGAATTTCCGCTATTGTCGGCTGTGACCAGGAAATTGTCCGCAGTATTGACCCGTCCTCTGTCTTAAAGCAAATCACTGTTACTCTGTTGCAGTCCAGCTCCAGCAATGCAGCATTAAGCTTGATTCAAGATGCAGACAATCAAAACGGCGCTGGCTTGCTGCCGTTAACTATTAAAGATTTGAGCGGTGACAGCGTTATGGTTAGTGATCAGGCATGGATTGTCAAGAAACCTAATTTCCAACGTGGTAAATCTGCTTCTGACGGAAAATGTGAGTGGGTTTTTATGGCTGTTGTTCCCGATGAAGCATTTTTAGTTGGCGGTCACAGCTAAGAGGTAAAAAATGAGACAAGCAAAGTTTGAAGTAAAGAACAGAAAAATCGGTGCGAACACCTTTTATGTTCGTGCTCTTCCGCCGTTGCAAGGCTTGAAACTGTATGGTGACTTACAGAAAGCTATTACTGCCGCTTTAAAAGGCGGCTTAACATCTAACGGCGAAACGGAAGATATGAAAGAAGTATTGTTAGGTGCTCAAATCAATATCGGTGCTATCCTTGCGCAGTTAGGTGAAAGCTTTAATGGTGAAGTGCTGGCACAGTTCTCTGAACGTCTGCTTGATGCTGAATATGTCAGCGTTAAGATTAAGGGTGAAGAAGAAGCTATTATGCTTACAGAAGATGTTATCAATGAGCTTTTTACTGGCAAGCTTGTTGAATTGCTTAAACTTGAAAAATTTATTATTGAGGTAAATTTTGGAGATTTTTTCGCTTTAATTCCCAACCTCTCTGGAGTCCGCGAGATGTTGGTGAGCAAGTAGAAATTCCCGGCACCTTATCACCAACGCTAACCGCTGAATCTTTTATTTGGCGGCCAGTGTTGGCTAAGGTAGTTACTGTTACGGAGATAAAAGAAGGTACTGTTACATTAAGCGATTTATGTAAAATAAACGCTCTGCTTGACATGCAGAGTGATGTACAAAGATATTATCTTGACCACCCTAAAAAGAAAGGAGCTGATGCGCCGTGGACGTAAGAAGTTTAGCTATTGCGATTGGCTTCAAAGTAAATAACTCAAATGTTAAGCAAGTAGAGCAGACAACCAAAAAAGTTAAAACAGGCCTTGAACGTGTTGGCGATTCTGCTGATAAAGCTGGCAATAAAGTAGACAGTTTGTTTTCGAAGTTAAGCGGTCTTGCTATGTTCGCTGGCGTTTCGCTAACTCTTGGAAGTATCGTTAAAACGATTGACGAATGGAAAGTTATTGAAGGTCAGGTAAACAACGTAACAAAAAGCCAGCAGGAATCAAAAGCTGTTCAGAAAGAAATTTACAACATTGCTAGCCGTACTCGCCAGCAATATAAGTCTACAGCTGAGCTTTATACATCTGTTGCACGTAATGCGCAGGAGCTGAAGAAAAGCACAAAAGACATCCTGCTGTTTACCGAGGATGTTTCAAACGCAATGTTGCTCGGTGGCGGTTCTGCTGCATCCCAGGAAGCTGCGCTAGTACAGTTGGGACAGGCCTTAGGTTCTGGCACATTACGTGGTGACGAATTAAACTCTATTATGGAGCAAGCACCTAGACTTGCGAAAGCTATTGCCGAAGGCATGGGCACTACAATCGGACAGTTAAGGCAGATGGGCAGTGAAGGCAATTTGACTGCGCAAGATGTTTTTAATGCTATTCGTGGACAATCTGACCGCTTAAAAATGGAGTTAGGTAAAATGCCTTGGACTGTTGGACAGGCAACAAATAAGATGCAAAATGCGCTTGGAAAGTTTTTCAAAGAATTTGAGGATAAGACGGGCATAGTTGATGGCATAGCGAAACGCATGGCAAAATTTGCAGACTACATCGAGAACATTAACCTTGATAACTTTATTTCTGGGTTGCAAATTGCAGCGATTTATGCAGGCATTCTTTTCGGCATGGCAAAATGGAGCAGTTTTGTAATGATGCTCGGAACTGCTGTGAAGTGGATTGTTGCTATACGAGATGCTTTATTCTTGGCAACCGGGGCGCAAATAGCATTCAACAGCCAAACACGAAGGGGAGCGGCTATGCAGATGCTGTTAATGGGTAAATTCCTTCTGATTGCAGCTGCGATTGCTCTTGTTGTTTTGCTTATACAGGATTTTTATAAGTGGGTAACTGACCCGAAGGCAGACACCATGATGAAACGCTGGTTTGGAGATTTTGAACCTATAAAAAATAAATTCATAGACTTTAAAGACAGTGTTATTCAATGGTTTAGCGATATTGGAACAGCTATCGCTTTTGTGCCTAAGCTTATCTATGAGTTATTTAAATTGGCGTTTGAAGGCATTTGGAGTTTAACTTCTTGGCTGTGGGAAGGAATAGGCAATGCTTTTGTTTCCGGACTTGCTGCAATAGGCTATGTTATAGCTGGAGTTATTATGCTGTTTGTTAACGCTTTCAAGTTTATACAAGATAGTTTGACAGTTTTGGCCACATTCTTTGCTGATACCATAAATTCGGGATGGCAGCTAATAACCGGCTTCTTTGACAATATGATTAAATGGGTAAAAGACGCTATTAAGTGGGTTGACAACTTAATCAGCAAGCTGAACATCATGCAAGGCGTGAAAAATTTTGTGAACAGCAATATTATTGACCCTATTTCTAATTTTGGCAGCACTGCCGTAAACCGCTTGTTAGGCAATCCGACTACTACAAACACTTCATCTAGTATTTCCAATAGTGGTAACACGACGAATTATATCCAGGTTACAACTGCTAGCACTTCCCCGGAAGCAACAGCAGCTGCGGTAGGCAATGTTGTTAGTCGCAATAACGGCTGGCCAGTTGCTAACTACTTTCCTTTAAGCGAGGTATAGTAATATGCTTGCAGATATTTTAGGATACAACATTAAAAATCCTACGCAGGTTGGTTCTTTAAAGGTTGATATAGTAAAATCTTTTGAATACACCTATGATCAGGATGTAACAGGACACCCGGTAGAAACAGGTTTTGAAATTGCGGACCATATTGTCAACAAGCCTTTGAAACTGACAATGACCGTCGGCATTTCGTCTACTCCTGTAACGTGGTTCTATAAGAACGGCTGGGGAGAAAAGAAATTTGCTAACGGTTTGCAGCTTTTAGAGGAAATCAGAGATAAGAAAGAGCCTGTAACAATCATTCGTCCTGAAAAGAAGTATGACAACATGGTTATGACATCTTGCCGGGTGAGCAAGCAGGATTCGTCAAAAAGCATTATTTATGCTGACTTAGCTTTTCAGCAGATTGTTAAGGTAACAACGCAGACAACAACGATACCGGAGAATGTCGTTACTGCGTCGCAGGAAGAAAATGCAGGAGAAACAGCGGCGAACGCAGGCGCAGCAAAAACATCTTCTGTTGACGTTGGCGGAGGTTCTGCTAACATTCCTGGCAGTAACAGTTCTGGTGGTATTAGTGATTCTCTAGGAAGCGAAACCTCAACAAATAAAAGCTGGCTTGCTGGTGGGGTAGATAATATTAAAAGCGGATTAGGCTTGCTGTTTTAGGAGGTAACATGATTACGATTAATTTTGCCGATGGCAATGATGTTGTTTTTAGCGTTCCTTTTGACGGCAAGAAATATAAAGTAAGAATGTGCTGGAATCATGAAGGGCAATTCTGGGCATTGCATCTTTGGGACGCTAATAACAATGTAATTCTTGCTAACGCTTGCGTTGTGCCGAAATTCCCCTTGTTGATGAATCATCATAAAAGTAATGCTCCGAGGGGAGAATTACTTGTCTTAACAGACAAAGAAAGTGTCGGCAGAGATGATTTTCAAAGCGGAGCAGCGACACTCGTGTATTGCACGGAAGATGAATTTTATGGAGGTTAGCTATGGCACAATTTGACCGCATCTATAAAATTACTCTAGGCGTACAAGGTTCTGACGGCGTTGTTATTGAAGCAAAGGCGAAAGAACAGGGATTAGAGATTGAGTTCGACATTGCAAAAAGTCTTGCTAAGCAAAGCAATTCCTGTTCACTGAAAATTTATAACTTGTCAAAAGCGACAGCCGATAAATTGGAAAGAGCAGATACAATCTGCATCCTTGAAGTGGGGTACAGCGAGGACGCTGGATTAAAGAGAATTTTCATCGGCTGGGTAACTGACTGTTATTCCTACATGAGCGGTTCTGACAAAGTAACAGAGATGAAGCTTTATGATGGGCACGTTGCTATCCGTGATAGTATCGTGTCATTGTCTTACGCTAAAGATGTTAGCAGGAAGAAAGCTATTGACGATGTTGCAGCAGATATGGGACTTGTAGTAACGTATGCTGATGATTGTGAGTTTACGACTTTTGCGAATGGGTTTTCTTTTGTTGGTGCAGGACGCGAATGTCTGGATAAAGTGTGTGCTGGCACTGATTTGGAATGGAGCATCCAAAACAACACTTTGCAGATTATTAAGCAAGGCGGTAACACTAATGTGCAAGCTATAAAGCTTACTCCTGAAAGCGGATTAATTGGTTTTGTTGAAAAACTTCTTAAAGGTCCGACAAAAGCAGCAAAACAAACAACAAGCAAAAAGACTACACAACCTAAAAGGGATAAAAAAGCAGGCTGGAATGTTAAGTGCCTTTTACAGCCTGTATTAAACCCAGGAGATTTGGTCTACATTGATTCACAGGAAGTAAAAGGCTGGTTCAAAATAGAAAGTTTAAAGCATAACGGCTCGTATAGCGGACAGAATTGGTATACGGAGCTTGAAGTGTATGAGATTGTACCGAAGGAGTGATTATGTATGAGCCTTGATGCAACAGCGGACACGCTAGAGGGATTAGAAAATCTTATGAAGCAGAAAATAGGCAATATTCACACCTGCTTGCCAGGTACGATTTTGTCTTTCGATGCTGCAACCTGCCTTGCCAGTGTAAAGGCAACGCTAAAGAAATACACCTCCGATGGCAGAGTTCTTGAATACCCGGTTATTGACGGTGTTCCTGTTTTTATGCCACACGCAGGAGCGGCTCAGATTACATATCCTGTAAAGTCTGGTGATGGTTGCTTAATTGTTTTTTCTGAACGTAGCATTGATGAATGGCTTGGTGCTGGAACCGATGATAACCATGATCCTCGACAATATGATTTGACTGACGGCTTCTGTTTTGTTGGAATGATGCCGTCACAGTCAATATCTGCCGAAAATGTTGAAGTTATTAACGGCGGTACGAAAATAAGCCTTACACCTGGCAACACGATTAATGTTGTCGGAAATATTAATGTTCAAGGTTCGATAACGTGCAGCGGTGATGTGCTTGGCGGTGGTATTAGTCTTATCGGACATACTCATACAGCTCCGCATGGTGAAACAAGTTCGTCGCATTGAGGTAAAAAATAATGAAAAAAGAAGAAGTTATAATAGCCTATAAAAAGCAAAAAGCTGCTTGCATTGCGGCGTTTCCTACACTAACAAGCTCATGGACGTATTTTGTCCAGCTTGAAAAAGCTATTGATAGTTATTTCAGCAATGCTGATAGTGTATCTGATTCTGTTCGTGCTGTTATTCGTGGTGCTTATGTATCACAGACAAAAGCGGCATTGAAGTGCAAAGATGATGAAAAGTATGGCATTAAATACAATGCTGATGTAGGCAGTATTGATTTAACGCCGTATTGGTATGCGTGGGAATGGCTAAAAGAAAATCTTGCCGATAAAATCAAATATACTACATCTGAAGTATCGGCACAGGCAGCAGGCAGTGCTGGCGAAAAGATTATTGATGCTGAACAGCCGGAGCTTGATACTGTTATCAAAGATATTTTAACAGCTAGGGTTACTGAAGCTGCGCAGATTAATGATTATGCGGAATCGTTTTGGCAAGGTAACAGCAAAATGGATTTCATTTGCCTTGTAGAGGATAGAGGTAATGTTGTAAAAACACCCAACAAGAAAGCAATTATTGAAAAGCTTTATCTTGATTGTGGTCTGCTTGCACAAATTCAAGAGAACGGATTGGATATATATGTTCCTAGTTATTTAGGAGGTGATGCAAGTGCTTGATTTAGCTTTAAACGCAAAGACACATGACCTTGCACTTAATGGTGATGTGCTATTTATCGACAATGTTGAGCGTGTAGCGCAGCAGATAAAAATTCAGCTTCTTACGTTCCTTGGGGAGTGGTTTTTGGACGTTACGCATGGCGTACCTTATCTTGATTATGTGCTTGTCAAAAATCCAAACTTCACGCTAATCAGAGAGCTTTTCCGTGAGCAAATTTTAAAAGTTGACGGAGTAAGCAATTTAGTGAGCATTGATATTGATTTTGAATCTACTACACGAAAAATGTTATTAAGTTATGAAGCAGAAACTGAATACGGCATGATTGTAAGGAAGGAGGTTTTAGGCTATGGAGTACGGAGTAACAGTTAACGGTTTTGTCAGAAAGCGTTTGCCGGAGATTCGTGAGGATATTTTTAAAAGCTTGGAGCAAAATTTAGGCTCAACAGTTAGCCGTCAACCTAACAGCATGATAGGCGTTCTCGTTGGCGTGTATGCTGCTGAACTTGACCGAATGTGGCAACTTTTAGAGCGTGATTATTATGACCGCTCGCCGATTAGTGCCAGCGAAGGCAGCTTAGATAATACGCTTGCTTACACCAATGTGCAGCGCAAGAAAGCTCAGGCAAGCTATCTCTATGCTGTATGTTATGGACGCGGCGGAATGGTTCTTCCTGCTAACTGCCAGATTAAAGATGTTTCCGGCTACAAATGGAATATCATTGAAGAAAGTACAATCACTCTTAATGACTGTGTACATGTAACGCTAGAAGTTGAAACGCCAACTAAAGGGAAGGTTTACAGTGTGCAGTTTGATAATGATGCAGTTATAAAATACGCAGCACAGGAAAATGATACTGCGTTGATTGTCGCTGTTGCCTTGGCTTCTCAGAGTGTTCCTAAATGGCAAGGCAGTATTGTTGAAGGCAAATTGGTTTTTGAACGCACAGACAGGCGATATGGAGCTGTCGTTGTGCCTAACGAATCATTTGTGGTTACGCAGGTCGGCAGTCCTATTCGTTTTGATTGTGAGGAATACGGAGAAATTGAACCTTTGTTAAACAGCGTAAATTATATTAACACAAATTATGACGGCTGGTTTTCTGTTAGCAACGAATCTGAAACATATGTAGGCCGCGACTATGAAACAGCATCAGAAGTCCGTCAGCGTTATGCGTCTGCTGTGTTCAGAAACAGCATAGGAATGAAAGAAAGTATTAAGGCTGCATTACTTGAATTGCAGGATGTTACCAGCGTAACTATTTATGAAAACCGCACTGATGAAACAGTTGATGGCTTAAAACCTCATTCTTTCCAGGCTATTGTTTTCGGTGGTGATGAAGAAGCTATTGCTCGCACTATCTTAAATGTTGCACCTTTAGGCATTGATACAAACGGCGATATTTGCGTTCGCATTGAGGATAGCGAAGGTGCATCGCAAGATGTATGCTTTAGCCGTCCGCACGAGGTACAGATTTATGTCAAGGTTATCATCAAAGAATATAACGAAGAAATTTTACCAGGTGACGCAATCGATAAAATTAAAAATATCGTTGTTGAACAGATTAGCAAACTGTCGATGGGCAATGATGTTATTTATCAGCGTTTGCTTGGTCCTATTTACAGCGGCGTTGACGGCATTAGCTATATCGAGTGCAGTGTGTCTAAAGATGGTCAGACGTATAAACAGGAAAATATTTCGATTGAACGTAATGAGCTGGCAGTAACAAAGCTTGCTAATGTTGCTGTAGCCTTGGAGTTATGATTATGACTACAAGCGAAAGAATGTATAACCATCTGTTAAGTCAATTTCGTAACAAGCCTAACATTAAAGCTTTTCTTAATGCCGTCGGAAACGAACTCGATAGCATAGATAAAGTAAGGGAGCAGATAAGGACGCAGATATGGCCAGATACGGCAGTCGGTAAGCAGCTTGATATTTGCGGTGAAGTTGCTGATATTTCTCGCCGTGTTGAAAATGCTATTGCAATGGATTTTTTCGGTTTTCCTGATCATGGCAACATGGGATTCGGACAAGCTCCGTTCCGCAGGATGTACGATAACTATTTAACGTCCAGTAATTTAAACGACCGTTATTATCGTCTTGCCGTTAACTCAAAGATTGAGAAAAATACAACTGACTGCTCTCGTGTCAGTACTATCCATAGCATAAAGAATGTTTTTAACGTTCAACGTATTTCCGCTGTAAATGCCGGAAATGCCAAAATGCGCATAGGAATAGGGCGTTTAGTAACAAACCAAGAAAGCCGTTTGATTGATGCACTGAACCTTATTATCCGTGGCGCAGGTATTGGCGTGATTTATGTCTATTCTTTTGATGCTACAAATACGTTCGGGTTTAGTAGAAGCGGAGAAAATCCCTATAGGTTTAAAGGTTTTAATCAAGGAACATTCGCAAGGATTATAAAAGTGAAAGGGGGACTTGTTGAATAATGGTAATGAAACAGCCTACTTTTGATTTGATTTTTGGTAGTAGTGCAAGCATTGGTGAGATGATTGATTCTTGGCCTGAGCTTGATTACCTGCGTGGTTGGGGTTATCTTGACAAAGGAGAAGCGCCGCCGCTTGAATACTTTAATAAATTGCAAAATGTTAGCGATTTAAAAAGCCAGTACCTTTTTAACAGTTTAAACATCCGGAAGAACAATACATCTTATGCAAATGGCGACATCGTATTGTCACCCAACTTGCCTAAAAGTGTTGTCTTAGCTTGTATTGTTGGTGGTGATACTGCTGTAAGTGAACCGGATTTTAGCAGAGCTACAATCGGTGCAACTTATGTAGACGGTTCGGTAGCTTGGGAAGTTATTCCACGAGCTTATAGGTTACAGACAGCAACAAATGTTGAAATTCAGAATGTAATTACAAAGGAGCTGGCATAATGGCTAACTTGCAAAAATTAATTGATCTTGACGGATTAAGCTATTTTTTAGGACAGATTAAAGCTAAATTTGTTCGTTCCGTAAATAATATAAAGCCTGATTCTAGTGGAAATATTAATATCGCTAATATGACAGGCGCAACATATAACAGTTCCGGTAAAGCAGGACTTGCGCCAATTCCGGCAGCAGGAAAGCAGGATATGGCGTTATGCGGCGATGCTACATATAAAGTTCTTCCTATTTCTGGTGGAGGTACAGGACAAACTACCGTTGCTGGTGTTCGTTATGTTTTGGGTTTAGGTAATACAAACGGAGCGTTGCCTATTGCTAATGGTGGCACAGGGGCTACAACTGCCGAAGCTGCAAGGCGAAATCTTGGCATTGATAGTATAGGCGTAAAATTGGTTATTTACACTTAATTAGGGGTGATAGCGGTGTTTTTAACGTTAGTATCACCGACACAAATGGTAACCCTGTTGAGCTTACAGATGATGATAGAGTTTATAGCTAAGGGATGAGGTTAAGATGAGATATAAGATAATGGTCAACGGCACTGCGTATAAAGCGCGATACGCCAACGGCAGCTATTTGCCAGATATCTCTAAATCGG